CTTTATGCGTCCCCCTTTGTTCTCATTTTGGACAGTTTGAAATTTGACCTACTGAAACCTTCACGATTAACGATCTTGAATGTACCAAACTCATTCACCATTACATAACCTTCATGGTCACAATATTCTTCACCAATATAACATTCAATATCATCATTACATGAAATATAATCAAACATTCTATGCTTAATTGTCTGTACTAATTTCCACAAACGCAATACATTCACGTTAATATCATTATCACTTGCAAGTGCGTCTAATGTTAAATCATCTATCTCAATATCTTCACGAATACATGTATTTAATTGCTTCTTAATTCGTGCTACTTGTTTATCATTAGGGAACTCACATAAAGTTGCAATTTGTCTTGCAAACTTGCACAAGTCATGTATATTATCTCTATGGTAATCTATTGTTACATCAGGATAAACAAAGTGAACATCTTTTGCATCTTGCCATAAAGATATAAGTTGTTTATCACTAATAGGACTTGCAATCGCATCTCTTAAATCACCATTAGTGGTGTAAGATGTATGTGGTGCGATTACTATTTCTTCGGTAACTTTATCTGGGAAAATGTATCTGATGGTGTTAGGATTGAAAGAATCAGTGCCACCAGTACCGATGAAATCACCTTGGTAGATATTAACTGTAAAAGGAAGATTATCAAGACAGAGATGCAAAATATCTGCCACTTGTCCTTTATGGTTTCTATCAATATCGGTATGGTTATAGTTGATTTTGATGAGTTTTTTGTTGAAGACACTTTTAGTTCCTACGAAGAATTTATTATTAACAGGATTAGTACCCCAAACTATTGCAGGAGCACCATCAATCTTTGCTGTTATTTTACCATTAGAGGTAAACCAGTCTAATACACCTAAATCACCATTTAGGATGGTGTCTTCAGGATGTTCAATGTGTTTGTTTTGCATAATAATAAATCTATTTTAACATAAAAAATGGGGATGTGTCAATCCCCAATGTAATATTCTTTAAGAAATTACACCTGCTATCTTTAAACCTTCTTTGGTAAATGCTTCCAATAATAGTAAAGGAAGAAGAGCAAGTGCGAAACCATCACGAGGGTAATCCTTTAATAGTTTCTCTATGTTAAGTGTATCTTTTGAAGCAGTCTCAACATTCATAGGTCTTTTTTTAAGATTAGTTCCCTCTGGTAAGTTGATAATAACTGGTTCAGTTGCGGGATTTGATGTTACTTCTGTCACTTTAGTTGCCTTCTTTGGTGTAACTTTATTTACACGTTTTGGGGCACTTGTTGTAACTTTCTTAACACTTGCCCTTGAT